CTAAAGGAGCATTACACGGCTTAACCAGGTTTAGTATGGAGGACGCTCCTGCGAATAGCTTTTTTTTAGAATACTTGTCAAGGCCACCTACAGCTGAAATATTTTTTGAAGATGTGTTAATGGCTTTAGTATTTTACGGTATGCCATTGCTAGCGGAAAACAACAAGCCAAGACTGTTGTATTATTTAAGACGTAGAGGCTACAGAGGTTTTAGTATGAATAGGCCAGATAAAGTTTGGAACAAATTATCAACAGCAGAAAAAGAAGTAGGAGGTATACCAAACTCCAGTGAAGATATAAAGCAAGCTCATGCAGCAGCCATCGAAATGTATATACAAGATCACGTTGGTGTTAAACAAGATGGTAGTTTTGGTAATTTATATTTTAACGAATTACTAAACGACTGGAGTAGATTTGATATAAACAAAAGAACAAAGCATGATGCAACTATAAGTTCTGGTTTAGCTATAATGGCTAACAATAGACATTTATACGCGCCAAATGCTAAAATAGAAAAACCAAAATTAAATATACATATTGCTAAGTATTCTAATAAAGGCGGTATGTCTAAAATAATTAAAAAATAATATGAGGTATAATTTTCCAAGTCAAGTAGTTAGTGATGCTGAAAAAATAAGCTATGAGTATGGGCTTAAAGTTGCTGAGGCTATACAAGGTGAATGGTTTGATAGAGATCGTAATGCTAGTAGATACGATATGAATAAATTAAATTTTCACAACTTAAGATTATATGCTAGAGGTGAACAGTCAATACAAAAGTACAAAGATGAGTTGTCTATTAATGGTGACTTATCGTATCTTAATTTAGACTGGAAACCTGTACCTATAATATCTAAGTTTGTAGATATAGTTGTTAATGGTATTGCAGAAAGAACTTATGATGTAAAGGCTTATACACAAGATCCTTTCGGTGTTAGTAAAAGAACAGAGTACATGAACAACATAATGTCTGACATGCGTACTAAAAGTTTAAAGCAAATGGTTAAAGAAAATTTTAACTTAGATCTTTATAACACAGACCCTAATCTATTACCAGACACACAAGAAGAATTAGATTTACATATGCAGCTTAACTATAAACAAGCTGTAGAAATAGCAGAAGAACAAGCTATTAAAGTTTTAATGGAAGGTAACAGATATGAGTTAACAAAAAAGAGGTTTTATCACGACTTAACAGTACTAGGTATTGGTGCTGTAAAAACAAACTTTAACACTTCTGAAGGCGTAACAATAGATTACGTTGATCCAGCTAATTTAGTATATTCACATACTGAATCCCCATATTTTGAAGATATATATTATGTTGGAGAAATAAAAACAATCCCAATAAACGAGCTTATAAAACAATTTCCGCATCTATCACCTGAGGACTTAAAAGAAATACAAAAAAAAGGTAATTATGATACTCATAAATATAGAAACTCTAAATATAGAGAGGATGATAATGATAAAAACAAAGTAAACATACTTTATTTTAATTATAAAACTTTTATGAGTGAAGTTTACAAAGTAAAAGAAACTGCAACTGGTGCTGAAAAAGCAATAGAAAAAGATGATACTTTTAACCCAGAAGAAAACGAAAACTTTACTAAAGAGTCTAGAAAAGTAGAAACACTATATGAAGGAGCTTTAGTATTAGGTACTAAAAAGCTTTTAAAATGGGAAATGGCAAAAAACATGGTTAGGCCTAAAAGTGATTTTACAAAAGTAAAAATGAATTACGCTATAACAGCACCGCGTATGTATGAAGGTCGTATTGATTCGTTAGTAAAACGTATTACTGGTTTTGCTGATATGATACAGCTTACACATTTAAAAATACAACAAGTAATGTCACGTATGGTACCAGATGGTGTTTATTTAGACGCTGATGGTTTAGCTGAAATAGATTTAGGTAACGGTACTAATTACAACCCGCAAGAAGCTTTAAACATGTTTTTCCAAACAGGTAGTATTATAGGTAGAAGCTTTACTAGTGATGGTGATATGAACCCTGGTAAAATACCTATACAGGAAATACAGTCAAGCTCAGGTGGAGCTAAGTTGCAGTCTTTAATAGGTAATTATAATTATTACTTACAAATGATAAGAGATGTGACTGGTTTAAACGAAGCTAGAGATGCTGCAACGCCAGATCCAAAAGCTCTTGTTGGTGTACAGAAATTAGCTGCTGCAAATTCTAATACTGCTACTAGACATATATTAAAAGGAGGTTTATTTTTAACACAAGAAGTTGCAGAGTGTTTATCACTAAGAATATCTGATATACTAGAGTACTCACCTACTAAAGATGCTTTTGTTCAGTCTATAGGAGCGCACAATGTTGCTACACTAACTGAAATGTCAGAGTTACATTTATATGATTTTGGTATATTTATAGAGTTGACACCAGATGAAGAAGAAAAAGCTATGCTTGAAAATAATATACAAGCTGCTTTAGCACAACAAAACATAGAGCTTGAAGATGCTATTGATCTTAGAGAAATTAAAAACATTAAGCTTGCTAATCAACTTTTAAAAATTAGAAGAAAAAAGAAAATAGATCGTGATCAAAAAATGCAGCAAGAAAACATGGAAGCTCAAGCTCAAGCAAATATACAACAGCAACAAGCAGCTGCTCAACTTGAACAAGAAAAGCAAAACGCGGCTTCTCAAATGGCAATATCTGTAGCTACAGCACAATCTCAACTAGACATAGAAAAGCTTATTAAAGAAGCAGATGTTAAAAGACAATTAATGGAACTAGAGTTTCAGTTTAACATGCAATTAAAAGACATTGAAGTAAAAGGAAAGACTAGCGTTGAAAAAGAAAAAGAAGATCGTAAAGACAAAAGAACAAAAATACAAGCATCACAACAAAGTGAACTTATAGACCAAAGAAAAAACAATAAACCACCTAAAAACTTTGAATCATCAGGTAATGATATAATGGGTGGTATTGACTTGTCACAGTTTGGTCCTAGATAAAAATTATTAACTATTATTATATTATATTATGGCAAAAAAAGAAAAACCAGTAGCAGATAACGAAACTGGTAAAATTAAGGTAAAAGCAAAAAAAGAACAACAACCAACTAATAACGAAACAAAAGGTAACGTTACAAAAGTAAAATCTAAAATGAAGAAGCCAGCTGAAGATTTAAGTGAGGCTTATGTAACAAAAATAAATTTAAATAAACAGGCAGAACCTGAAAACAATGAAGTCAAAGAAGAAGTTACAAAAGATAATATTGACAACTCAGGAGCTAATACAAAGCTTGAAAATGCCGAGCCCGTACAAGAACAAAAAGAAGTACAACAGGAAGCAGAAGCACAAGAAACACCTGTTGTAGAAGAAATTACTAACGAGGTAGTTGAAGAAAAAACAGAGCAAATAGTAGAACAAGCAAAAGAAGCAATAGTTGAGTCTACACAAACAGGTCAACCATTACCAGAAAACATACAAAAACTAGTTGATTTTATGGAGGAAACTGGTGGTGATGTTAAAGATTATGTTGCTTTAAACCAAAATTACAATGAGTTAGATGATCACACTTTGTTAAGAGAGTATTACAAATCAACAAAACCACATTTATCAGAAGATGAAATAGAGTTTGTAATGGATGATACTTTTGCTTATGACGAAGATGATAACACAGAAACAGAAATAAAAAGAAAAAAATTAGCTTTGAAAGAGCAAGTTGCTCAAGCAAAGCAACACTTGGAAAGTGTAAAATCCAAATATTACGAAGATATAAAAGCTGGTAGTAAGCTCACTGAAGAGCAACGCGAGGCTATTAATTTCTTCAATGACTATAACGAAAAATCAGAGTCTTATAAACAGCAAGTTGATATTTTTCAAAACAAAACAAATGATGTTTTTAACAATAATTTCAAAGGTTTTGAATACAATGTTGGAGATAAAAAGTTTAGGTTTAATATTAAAGATGCTAATAAGACAAGAGAAACTCAAAGTGACATTAATAACTTTGTCAAAAGGTTTTTGAATAAAGATAATGTAATGGAAGATGCCGCGGGTTATCACAAAGGTCTATTTACAGCTATGAACGCAGATCAAATTGCTAATCATTTTTATGAACAAGGCAAGGCTGATGCATTAAAAGAAAGTATTGCTAAGTCTAAAAATGTAAGTATGGATCCCAGACAATCACATAGTGAAAATATAAATACTAGTGGTTTTAAAGTTAGAGCTTTAGATAACGACACTTCTGATTTTAAGTTTAGAATTAAAAACAGAAATAAATAACAATTTAAAATTACAAAATTATGGCAATTTCAAATCCTGGTGGTTTGTTAAACAGTGTGCCTGCTGCACAGCAACAAGCACTAGCAACAAACTACCTTGACTTCAACCAAGATATGGGTTGGGCTCAACAATATTTACCAGACCTAATGGAGAAAGAAGCTGAGGTTTTCGGACCTAGAACTATTTCAGGTTTCTTATCACAAGTTGGGGCTGAAGAATCGATGACTGCTGATCAAGTTATTTGGTCTGAGCAAGGTCGTTTACATTTATCTTACAAAGGTAATGTATCTGCTCATTCGGGTGGTACGTCGTCTTCTGGTGAGATTACAATTGAATCTGATATTGATGAAACTGCAGGTTTTACTGCTGCTAATCACGGTATTAGAGTTAACGATTTAATTATTGTATCTAACAAGTTAGGTACTGTTAAGTGTATCGTTAGAAAAGTAGAAGCTTCAGGTGGTGTTATCGATGTAGCACCTTATGGTTTAGCTAACTTATCTACTATTGAATTAACTACTTCAAAAGCAACAACTATATTAGTTTATGGTTCTGAATTTGATAAAGGTGAGAAATACAGAGGTGCTCTTGACGAAGCTACTACAGCTGATGGAAGAGGAGCTAATGAGCCAGACTTTAAAACTTTCTCTAACAAGCCGATCATAATGAAAGACTACTACGAAGTATCAGGTTCTGATGTAGCTAGAATAGGTTGGGTTGAAGTAGCTGCTGAAGATGGTCAATCAGGTTACTTATGGTACTTAAAAGCTGAAGCTGATACAAGAGCACGTTTTACTGATTACTTAGAAATGGCAATGTTAGAATCTGAACTTGGTGTTGCTGGTACTGATGACGTTGATAATTTCTTAGGTGCTGCTAGAGCAACTGCTGCTACTGGACAAAGTACTGGTACAGAAGGTTTATTCGCTGCTATTGAGTCAAGAGGTAATATTACTACTGGTGTAACTGGTGTTAATGCTGCTACTGACTTAGCTGAGTTTGACGCAATACTTGCTGAGTTTGATAAGCAAGGTGCTATTGAAGAAAACATGATGTTTGTTAACAGACAAACTAGCTTAGCAATGGATGACATGTTAGCTTCTATGAACTCTTACGGAGCTGGTGGTACTTCTTACGGGGTGTTTGATAACTCTGAAGACATGGCACTTAATTTAGGTTTCTCAGGTTTCCGAAGAGGTTCTTATGACTTCTACAAGTCTGACTTTAGATACTTAAATGACAAAGCTACTAGAGGAGGTATTAACGATGCTGCAACAATAGATGCTATTAGAGGGGTTATTATTCCTGCTGGTACATCTACGGTTTATGACCAAATGTTAGGTAAAAACCTTAAGCGTCCTTTCTTACACGTAAGATTTAGAGCTTCACAAACTGATGACCGAAGAATGAAAACTTGGGTTACTGGTTCTGTTGGTGCTGCTACATCTGCTTTAGATGCGATGCAAATACACATGTTGACTGAAAGATGTTTAGTTACTCAAGGTGCTAACAACTTTATGTTAATGAAGTAAACTATTTTTAAAAGTCCGGGGCTTCGGCCTCGGCCTTTTATTTTATTAATTTTATTATATATTATATTATGGCAAAGAAAAAAACAGAGGCTGAAGAACCTCAAGTAAAAACAGTTGTAGAAACTGCACCGGTTGTAGAACAACCAAGACAAAGGGTAAAACCAAAAGATGAGTGGGAAATAAAAGATAGATTATATTTATTAAAGTCTAATAAAAAACCACTTACTTACTCTATAAAATCTACAAATATTTATTATTTTGATAAAGATAAAGGTTACGAAAGAGAGCTTAAATATTGCATTAATCAACAAACTCCTTTTGTAGATGAAATGAAAGGCGAACAGAGATTAGCTCATATTATTTTTAGAAATGGTAGTTTGTTTGTAGAAAAAGAAAAAACTATTTTACAAAAACTACTATCATTATATCATCCTTTGAGAGATAAGCTATACGAAGAGTTTAAGCCAGCAGCTATTGCTGAAGAAGAAATAGATGTGTTAAATATGCAAGTTGACGCATTAACAGCTGCTAGAAATGTTGATATTGATATAGCTGAAGCTATTATGCGAGCAGAAGTTGGTTCTAAGGTATCAGGGCTGAGTTCTAAAGAGCTTAGAAGAGATTTATTAGTATTTGCTCGTAATAATCCAAAAATATTCTTAGAATTAGCAGATGATGAAAATGTAATGTTAAGAAACTTTGGTATTAAAGCTACTGAAAATGGTATATTAAGATTATCTTCTGATCAAAGAAACTTTTTATGGGGTTCTAATGGAAGAAAAGTAATGACTATACCTTTTGATGAACACCCGTATACAGCGTTAGCGCATTGGTTTAAAACTGACGAAGGTATGGAAATATATCAAAATATAGAAAAAAGATTAAACAACTAATCAAACTGTAGAGCGGTCGCCCTACGGGGCGATCGTAACTACAAATAAAAATAAATTATGCCGGTACCTATAGATACAGTATATCAAAGAGTTTTAACTCTTGCTAATAAAGAACAAAGAGGTTACATAACGCCTCAAGAATTTAATTTGTTAGCTAATCAAGCTCAAATGGAAATTTTTGAGCAATACTTTTACGACATAAAAACATATACAGTTTTACCTGGTAATACAGAAGAATATTCAGATCCTCTAAACGTTTTGTATGAAAAAATATCAGAGTTTGAAACCACACAAGATGATGCTTGGATGAACGTAAACATGCCGGTTGGTGCTGGTGGTTTAATTGTACCATGGAACTTAATATATAAAATAGGAACAGTTTTTGTTAATAGAAATAAAGTTGATATTTTAAAATCAAAAGACTTTGACTTAGCAATGCAATCACCTTTAACTAGGCCTACAGTATCAAGGCCACTAGGTAGACTTGTTAATAACGGTGCTGGAGCTTCAATACTTATAACAGAGTCTTTAGATGATAATAATGATCCAGAGCTTATCACGCCTGGTACAGGTAATAATTTATCTATAAATTATATTAGGCGTCCTATTAGAGTTGAGTGGGCGTATGTTGTAATAAACGAAAAACCGTTATATAATGATAACATAGCTGTTGATTTTGAGCTACACTCTTCTGAAGAAACTGAGTTAGTATATAGAATATTAAAGCTAGCTGGTATAAACTTAAAAGCTGCTGATATAGTACAAGTAGGTCAAACATTAGAACAAACTCAAATACAACAAGAAAAATAAAAAATAAATGGCATTAATAAATCAAACACCTCAACAATATTATGATAGTGGTGATTATGGCAACTATCAGTTTGTATCTTTAACAGATATTATTAATCAATTCATGTTAGTATATGTAGGTGAAGACAAGGTAATTCCAAAAGTAAAAAGATTAGATGTTGCTTTTCATGCGCAAAGAGCTTTAGCTGAATTATCTTTTGATACTTTTAAGTCTTTTAAATCTATTGAGTTTGTAATTCCTAACACTCTTCAGCTGCCATTACCACAAGACTATGTGAATTACACTAGAGTAATGTGGGTTGATAGAGCTGGTATAAAACACCCATTGTATCCTACTAGAAATACACAAAATCCTGTAATAGCTCCTTTGCAAAATGATGATGGTGACTTTTGTTTAGATAATATAAGCGTAACAACAAACACGTCTGATAATAGTATTATAATAGCTAGCAGAGAAGAGAGCATACTTCCTGGAATGTTAGTGCAAGGAATACCTTACATACCAGATGGTGCTATTGTTGATACTGTTACTCACGCTACTAGCACAACAACTATAACTATAATAGATTCAACAGGATCAAACTTAGTTCCTTCTACAGTTGGTAAGACTTTAGCTAAATTTACAAATCAAGATGGTAGTTTGATTACACCTAATAACGAAGTCTATGTTTTAGATGACAGTGACTGGGTTGTTGGAGAATTTAAAATAACAGCTGATAGCATAGGTGACGCTAGTAATGTAAAAGTAGGCATGCTTGTATATAACCAAGATTTTCCAACTGGAACTAAAGTTGTAAACGTTGTTAATACAACAATACATGTTGATCAAGCAGCAACAGCAACAGTAACTAGCAACCAAGGTCAAGTTATTTTTGTTGATCCAGACAAAGACACTACAACTTGGAACAACTATAAATCAAAAAACCCTAGCGAAAACGCTCATCATGATTTTGATTATGACGATGAGTTATATGATGTAAATGTAGGTGGAAGGTACGGTATAAACCCAGAGCACGCTCAAATAAACGGTAATTTTTACATTGATGACGTAAGAGGTTTAGTGCATTTTAGCTCTAACGTAAGCGGTAACGTAGCTGTTATTGATTATATAAGTGACGGCTTAGGTACTGAAGATGAAATGAAAGTTCACAAGTTTGCTGAAGAAGCAATGTACAAAAGTATAATATATTCTATAATTTCAGGTAGAATAGCAATGCCAGAGTATGTTATACAAAGATATAAAAGAGAAAGATTTGCAGCTATAAGAACAGCAAAACTAAGATTATCAAATTTAAAATTAGAAGAATTAACTCAAATACTTAGAGGTAAATCTAAGTGGATAAAACACTAGTATATGCCAGAGATTAAAAAGCAGTTTACCAAAGGTAAAATGAATAAGGATCTAGACGAAAGACTAGTTCCTAACGGGGAGTATAGAGATGCTATGAATATACAAGTAGCAACTTCAGAAGATGGAGACGTAGGTACTGTTGAAAACATTTTAGGTAATGATAAAATAGACATATCAACAAAGTTTGGTACGTTTATTTTTCCAACATCTGCCAGGGTTGTAGGTTCTGTTGCTGATGAAAAAGTTGATACTTTATATTGGTTTGTTTGGACGCCAGAAATAGATTATATATTGTCTTACGATAGAAACGCTGCAGCACCAACTTTTGTTTTTGTTGATGTTAATAAAAACGCGTTAAAATTTGATGAAAATAATATTATAACAGGTATAAATGTAATTGATGGTATGATTTTTTGGACAGATAATCAAACTGAACCAAAAAAAATAAACATAAAAAGATGTATAGAAGGTACTACAGCACCTTCAAACGGTATACCAAGTACAATTATAAACGCTACGCAAACTAAACTTATAAACGATTCTACTTCTTTAACTTCAATAGGTGGTCCTTCAAGTACTATTGGTGTAGATATGGAAGAAAAGCACCTTATTGTTATGAAAAAAACACCTCCAAAACCAATGGGTATGGATTTAATAGGTGTAAGAGATAACAACTTAATATACACTGGTGTTATTACTGTAGAAATAGATGATGATGCTATTAATGATTCATCTTTAAATTTTAATGGTAATATGAGTGTGCAAACACAAAACCAATCAGATATATATAACTTTGCAGCTGCTTCAGTTGGTGATATATATGCTATAAAAATAGAAGAAGGTATAGATGGTACTGGGGCAATAGTACCTTTGGGAGACATACGTTATTCTTCAGACCCTAACAACCCTAATTACAATTCTTCACAAACTAATGATGGTTTAACAGGTTGGCATACTGGCAGTGGTAACTCAAGCATACAACCTGGTACAAAACTAGTTATACAACGTTTTGATGCTGTAGATGATCCACCTGGTATACCTATTACTGATTTTGCTATAAAAGGGCAAGTTGTAGATAGAGATGCTAGTTCTGGCGCAACAGCTCATAACAACGCAATATATTTTGAAATAACTAATATAACTGGTTTTCCACCAGAACCAGATGCTTCTATTGGTGAAGAATCTCTTCAACTAGCAATAGATCTTTTCGATGAAACTGAAAAACTTTTCGAGTTTAAATTCCCTAGATTTTCTTACAGATATAAATATGAAGACGGTGAGTATACTCCATTTGCACCTTTTACACAAGTAGCATTTGTACCTGGTTCTTTTGATTATCATCCAAGAAAAGGTTATAATATTGGTATGACTAATACTATAAGAACTATAAAGCTAAACAGATTTTTAAATAAATCTATGCCTCAAGATATTGTTGCTGTAGATATATTATTTAAAGATGAGCCTTCTACAGCTATATATGTTGTTGATACGTTAACACCTAAAGATCACTCTTTAGATCCTAATGGTCTTAATAAATGGGATGTAGTTAGACTTGGTGGTGATTATGTTATAGAAAAAGAAACGGTAAATCAAATACTTCCATCAAATCAACTACTTAGACCGTGGGATAATGTACCTAGAAAAGCTTTAGCTCAAGACATAGTAGGTAATAGAATTGTATACGCAAACTATGTTCAAAACTATGATATGTTAGCGGTGTCTGGTGAAAAATATTATCCAGAGTTTAAAACTGCATGGAAATATTTTCCAAATGTTATTTCAGAATCAAATAAATCTTGTAAAAGTTTAAGAGAGTATCAACTAGGTGTTGTTTTTATAGATAAATACGGAAGAGAAACACCTGTGATTTCTAATCCAACTGGTACTATGAAGTTAGATAAAACATCTGCTGATACCGCTAACAGAATACAAGTTGGCTTGCGTGGTAACAACAACAACGAACCACAAGATATGACTTATTTTAAGTTTTTTGTAAAAGAAACTGCTAATGAGTATTATAACTTAGCTATGGATAGATGGTATTATGCCGAAGATGATAACGTTTGGCTTTCGTTTCCATCTACAGAAAGAAATAAGTTAGATTTAGATACATTTTTAATACTTAAAAAAGGTTCTGATCAAGATGTTTTAGTTGAAGAAGCTGCTAGATATAAAGTTTTAGCTATAGAGTCAGAAGCACCTGACTTTATAAAAACAAAAGCTTTGTTGTATTCTGAAATGACTCATTTTTATCCATCAAACCCAGATAGTGATGGCGTGTTTCAAACCCCTGGTTCACCATTATTTGAACCAAATTTAGATGACGCTCCTCTACAAGGTAAAAAAGAATTTAAAATATTATATAATTTATATAAAAATACTCCTGGTAGAGACTTGCACAATTACTTAGCCACAGGTAAAGGTGAACTATATATAGAGTTTGGAAATCGTTTTGAAGAAGAAGTTTCTAAAAGATACAAAATAGTTAATATAACTTCTACATATGAAGGTGACACTGGTACTTTACTTGAAGATACTTTTAACATACAAGTTGAAGAGGCTTTGGGTTCAGACGTAAACTTTATTACTACAGATCCTACAGGTTTAGATCCTGAAGAAATTATAGATGGTACTATAGTTCGTTTTTATAAATACGAAGTTTTAAATTTAGCGCAGTTTGATGGTAGGTTTTTTGTTAAAATATATATGGATGATATATTTAAACAAAACATAGAAAAAAGTTTTAAAACAGAGTTAGGCTTTAGAATAGTAGAGCAAGAAAAAATATATTATTTAAAAGAAGACTGGTTTGAGCAGTTTACTCAATATATGAACTGGTGGTTTACACCTAATTATCAACAAGGTCCTAGATCTAATGGCTTTGGTTATGGTGGTTATGGTAGCACAACATATCGAGGTAGTAGATTACATTCTGGTTCTGAAGCATATGGTTATTCTGACGTTGGAGGCACAGGTAGTAGTGGCACTAAGTTTTTTGGAGATATAATACAGCTTTTATATTTTGGTCCACCACAATCACAGCTTGCTGGTCCTCCAACACCTGGTGTCCCAGTTGGTGGTGATCATCCTACAAATACAGATAGTGATGGTAATTTAAGAAAATTTGGTCATTATGGTAATGATAAGTTTTGCGCTTCTGCTTTATACTTTAGAAGATTTAAACCTATGAGATCACTTAGAGGTCAACCAAATAACCCGTCAAGTTTTAATTTAAATTATCAATATTGTACTTACAACGGTGGCGGTGATAAAAGAGATCCAGATAATTGGACGCCTATTAATTTTACGATTTCAGAAGCTGGTTACGGTGTTGGAAGTCATTTTAAGTTTGTTGATACAGATGGTAAAGGTTATAGAGAGGCTATATTTGAAATTCAAGCAGCTGTTTATGACACTGAAGAAAATCAAGCTGCGTGTAGAGATGCTGAGGTTTGGTTTATAGACAACGGTAGAGCACAAGGATTAAGAACAACTAATAACTCTTTACAGTTTAATCAATCAGAGCTTTCTTGGAAACCAATACATGAAAATAAACCTACTTGTAATAAAAATGGTGATGCTGGTGGTCCTAAAGGTTTGCGAAAAAAACCTGACAGTTTTAATATAGATATAGGTTATGGAGGTATATATGGTATGCAAGCAGGTTATCATTATAATTTTCCAGATTTTTTTGGTATTGGTGGTTGGAACGGAACTACTGTAAATCCTTATCACGATAGTGGTGACTTAGCTAATTTTGTTTCAAGAATAAACCCTGGTTACAGGTTTAAATTTGCTGAAGACCCAACAAAAACAGTATATACCGTAGGTCCAGATATAAAAGAAAAAAATTATTTAAATCACAGTACTAGACAAGGAAAAAATAATCTTGATAACCAGTATGCTGGTTATATGATAAAACATCATCAAAGTGAAAACATGTGGAAAAACATGGATCCAGCTATATCACATAATTTTAGAAAAAACTGGAAGGTAAATGACGTGAAACCAGAGATAGTGTGGAACCCAATAACAGATGGTGAAATACAAGGTGGTGTTAAAATAGATTTAACAATATGTAATGCCTCAGGTAGCACTACTAACCCTAGTAATGTTACTTCTGGTAATATAAACGGTCCTGATGGAAATGACGTTAAAATATATGTATCAAGCTTAAATGGACCTGATGCAACTCATGGTGTGCAAACACTACACGAAGGTATGGCATTAAAAAAAGTTAAAAATAACGGTGGTACTATTACTACTGTCACTATATCAAGTGTATCTGGTTATAACTCTAGTGGTATAGTACATAAAGGTAATGATTTTTTAGTTGTTAGACAGATAACACCAAAACCTAATGCTTTAAACCCTACTTTTTATGAGTTAAAACTAGGTGGTTACAATATGCCTATGAATAGCGATGATCACAGCTGGTTAGATACGCCTGAAGTAGGAGGTTCATATGAGTTCGTGCAAGTAGGTATGAATGGTCACAACTCAAATACAGAGTTTAACATTAACACTTGTGGTTATGAACTAGAGTCTACGATACACGGTGATAGAGTAGGTAAAATAGGTGCTGTTGGTTATAATATACAGTTTGTAGAGGAAATACAACCTGAAGAAATTTTATCAGAAAACCCAGCCATATGGGAAACAGAACCTAAAGACTCAAAAGATTTAGAAATATATTACGAAGCTACAGGCGCAATACCTTTTAATTTTGACGAAACAAATGTTCATGAGGCTTTTCCAATTGGTAGTAGTATAACAACTAACGCTCAAGATCAAGTATTATATGTTACTGGTTATATGCAAGAACAAGTAGTTCTTAATCAAGTTAATATAACAGCTACAGACGATCCTAGTACACCGGTAGATGAAACACTTGGTGTTCCTGTTGTTACTAATCAAACTGACAGTAATGGTAATCCAATATATTTTAATATTGGAGGTATATATCAAGTAACAACACCTAGTGGTTTAAATTTTGGTGTTGAAGTAACAGGTGTTTCAAACAGCAATAGAATAACTATAGATCCAAGATTATACAATGCTAATTTTAGGCTACCTTGGTTTAATTGTTATTCTTTTGGTAATGGTGTTGAGTCTAATAGAATTAGAGATAATTTTAATCAACCGTTTATACTTAATGGTGTTAAAGCTTCTACTACTTTAGAACAAGAGTATAAAGAAGAGCGTAGAAAATATGGTTTAATATATTCAGGTATATACAACTCTGTAAGTGGTGTTAATGATTTAAATCAATTTATACAAGCTGAGAAAATAACTAAAGATATAAATCCTATATATGGTAGTATTCAAAAGCTACATACTAGAGATTCAGATTTAGTAACGCTTTGCGAAGATAAAATATTAAAAATACAAGCTAACAAAGACGCTTTATTTAATGCTGATGGCAATACAAATGTTACTGCAAGCTCTAATGTTTTAGGCCAAGCAATACCTTTTGGAGGCGAATATGGTATATCAACTAATCCAGAGTCTTTTGCTTCAGAAGATTATAGAGTTTATTTTAGCGATAAAGTTAGAGGTAAAATAATAAGATTATCAAGAGATGGTTTGACTCCAATATCAGATCATGGTATGACTGATTGGTTTAAAGATAATTTAAAACTAGTTAGAGATCTTAGAATACTTGGTAGTTATGATGATAGAAACGATGAATATAATATTAAGTTAGAAACAAAAGAAAAACCAACAGACACTGCAATTGAAAGTAAAGTTTTGACTTTTAGCGAAAAAGTAAGAGGTTGGGTAAGTTTTAAATCTTTTGTAGAAATGGAAAACGCTATAAGTATGGGTAATGATTACTATAGCTTTTTTGAAGGTAATATATTTAAACATTATTCTGAAACAAAAGATAGAAATACTTTTTATAATAACTTTACAGAGTCTTCTATTGATGTTATGTTAAACGATAATCCTACTGTTGTTAAAGTCTTTAACACTTTAAATTACGAAGGTAGTCAATCAAAAGTTGATAAATTTATTAATGAAGTTGACGGTACTTTAGATTTAGACTTTCAACCTATAACAACTTATACAAATCAAGAATATTATAACTTAAGTGAAAAAGATGGTTGGTATGTTGAAGATATAACTACAAATAAAGAAAAAGGAAATATAAATGAGTTTTTAGAAAAAGAAGGTAAATGGTTTAATGCTATAAGTAAATTTGTAGACACAAGTATAAAAAAAGCAGACGCAGCAGATTTTACTTTTCAAGGCGTTGGAGTTGTTGGTAACCAAGGTTCTGTTTTAATTGGTGCAGGAGGAATACCTTGTCCTGTTCCTGTGTTTAAAATAGCACAACCTAACGGTGGTACAGGTTTATTAATACAGCTACCACCAGCCGTACCTTTAAGTAATGTGTTACCTGCTTATGATAACTATACTTTTACCATAACACCACCATCAGGTAGTTTAATAACAGGAATAACAGGTGGTATACCTTTTATAGATAACACACAAGTTATTAACGCTGGAAACGGTACATGGACACTTGATATAACTTTTATATGGACAGGTATTACTAGTTGCACTAGTACCGTTCAGTTAGATATAGAGTTAGGCTGTACAAACGCACAAAGCTCTAATTACAGTATCACAGCTAATTACGACGACGGTTCATGTGCTGTTAACATTGGTGGTTGTACTGATATAAACGCTTTAAATTATGATCCAAATGCAACTTTTGATAACGGAACTTGTATATATAGCACAACACCTGCTGATGATGTAGTTGTGCTTGCTGATGATGATATAAGTCTTGGTGGCGGGGATATTGATTTAGGTGACACGGGCACTAGCACTGATAACGTTGCTACAGATAAATTTGATAAAACAAACGAAATTACAACAAAAGATAGTGAAACTAAAGAAACACCATCATCAACATCATTTACTCCAACGGTTGAAGAAAAAACAACAAAAACAACAGTACCTAGAACAAGAAGATCAGGATATTAAAATATGATAACAATAACTTTAAATAACATAACAAATTTAAACAACTCTTTACAAGTTGGTGATTTAATATATAGAGTACCACTAACAACACAAAACAACGCTATTGATGCGGAAAGTGTAGACCCTGATGTTGGTGGTGGGGCTGCAACTAATATAGTTGGCATATTAAGAAGAATTACTGTTCAGGGTACAAATATAGTTTTAGATGTTGATGAAACACAGTTTATTGGGACAAACGTTCCACAACCTGGTGATTTTATTATGTTTTCTAAATACGATCAAATAAGGGGTGATGTTATAGGGTATTATGCAAAAGCGAGATTTAAAAATAATTCAAAAAAAGCAGCTGAAATGTTTTCTGTAGGAAGCGAAGTTGTTATAAATAGTAAATAATATGGCATACAAAGAAGAAGAATTTTTAAAAGTTTTAAATAATGTTAAAGCTCCTAGTGGTTTTCATTATATGCCTAACGGTAAATTAATGAACGATGCTCATCATATAGCACAGTATGGTTATGTTAATAAAAAAATAAATTCAATAGATATAGATTTTACAGATATTAGTCATCTTGGTGAGTCTAGACCTTTTACTATAGCTGGTAGTGGGTATGTTAGTATAGAAATATATGATGACGCTGCAACTCCAAATTATTATAATTTTTACACTAATACATGGTCTACAGATAAAAATGGGTCTATTCATAAAATAAAAATAGAAGGTAGTTATACTAACTATATAAACTTTGAAGAAAACACTAGTTCTCTTAAAAAATTTACTTTTAGAGTAATAGCAGAAACAGTATATAACTGTAAGACTTTACAAGGTAGTTATGTTGAAAGCAGAAATGCAGATAACAGTATAAACATAAATAAATCAACTGGTTCAAACTCTAACATTGTAGAAAAAATAATATATCAAGATGTTGAAAAAAGTTTATTTATATCTTGTATCGCTCCTAGTAAATACGCTACAGTAACAGATACTGTTGACGGTGCTACTAGTAGTTCAAACAGATTAGTTTTTGATAATAATTTATCTTCTAAAAAAGTTTTTGTAGGTGATTTAATTACAACAAGTTCAGAGGCAACTACAGCAGAGTTTACGTTAATTACATCAATTGATCCAGACGGTGACAACGCAAAAGAAATACAAACCAGTCTTACGAACTCTATTTCAGACGGAGCAACAGTTACTTTTACACCTGCTTTTAACGGTATAACACCACATTCTTCTGATAGTACAACTGGAAGAGATACGTTAAGTATATCTAGCGGTGGGGCATTAGACGCTTCTTTTACAGTTACTATAACAGCTCCTTCTGGAAGGTTACTTGCTGTTACTAAAACACCTACAGCTGATGATCTATGTTTTTTTAAAAATGTTACTATAGGTTCTGCTGCTATTGATTTACCTGGTGAAGATACGTCTAGTGGTAATTTTAGATGGCCTGTTGATAATATAGCTGGTATAACAGAAGGTATGTTTTTAGATCCAGCTAGAAGCGGTGGTGGTGCTAATACAACAACACCTAGTATTATAAAACCTTATATAAAAACAGTTAGTGTAAAATCTTTTGATCAAAGCAGCGATTATGGTAATTTGTACGATGAAACAATAGAAGAAGAAAACATAAAAGGCGTTAGCGCAGAAACTAACGATATAACAACTGTTGATAGAAATGGTAGACCTACTGCTCAGGCAGGTAATTTAATATTTAGCAAACAACAAGCTTCTGCTTTAGCAGATGATACAAGCGTAAGAATATTTGCTCAAGGTGCAAGTCAAATAAAATCTATGACAGGTATGGATGTATTTTTAAGTGATGTTGAAGTAACGTTAACAGACTTGCTAGTTACCACTAGTGGATCAGTCTCTAATAGTACTACAATACCTTTAGCATCAACAGATGGTGGTATGGGTAATATTGCCGTTGGCGCTGAAATAAGTGGCACTAATATTGATGCTTCTGTTGCAAATCCTACTGTAGTTAGTAAAGCTGGTCAAACAGGAGCTGGTAACATTGTTGTTTCTTCTAATCAAACTTTAGAGTCAGGACAAACGTTAACAGTTGAAAACTTTGCAACCACAATAACTGTAACTGGAAAAATAAGTGTTTCTAATTTTCCATTATCTAATACTGAAATATTTTTAAATCTAGAGAGGTTCTTAATATCTGTTTAGTAAAAAAACAGCAATAACTGTAACTATTAAATATATAAATAAATAAAATTATGGCATATAACAAAAAATCACCAGCTAAATTTATTAACGCTGTTTTTGGTGGCGCGGCTAGAAGAAGAGAACAACGTGCTGCAAACGAAGATTTAGGTAATCAAATGGACAAGTTTGAAGATACTAAAATGACTAATCCTTACGCGGGTGTTAAAAACCCATATGCTGATATGGAAAATGTTTACGAAGACCAAACTGTAGACTTAAGAGCTGCTGAGTTTCAAAAAGAACAATCACAGCAAAGCGCAGCTAATATTATGGCTAATTTAAAAGGTGCAGCTGGTGGTAGTGGTATAGCTGGTTTAGCGCAAGTACTAGCAAATCAAGGTGTAAAACAAGCGCAACAAGCATCTGCTGATATAGGTAGACAAGAACAAGCTAATCAAGCTAGAGCTAGACAAGAAGCTAGTAGGTTACAAACTTTAGATAGACAAGGAGAGCAGAAGCGAGATATGTTAGAAAGAGAAGGAGCTAGAATGGTAGAGCAATTTGACCTGCAGAAACAAGATAGGATGCTTGAAATGGCTATGGGTAGAAAAGCAGCTGCTGATCAAGCTATTGACAACGCAAGCGCACAAATGGACAGATTTGTTTCTGGTGCTGTAACAGCTGGTATAGGAAGTGGTGCCGTAGGAGATTTAATAGGTGGTATTGGTAGCTTGTTTAAAGGAAAAGATAAAGAATAAAAATAATATAATATGTCTGATAAAGCAGTACAAAAATATTTTGAAAACATGCCTTATGGTGATGATGCTAAGTCATCTGAAATACATGGTGCTAGAAACCAAGACGTAATAAATACTTTTGTGTCTAGTCTAGTTAGAAACTATGATCAAGCCATGAAAGAAGGTGATAAAGTAAAAGCGGCTAAGTTTTACAGGGCTGTTACTAAAATAAACAAACAGTTAGATAATTTAAAAGAAATAAAAAAAGAGTTTGCTGTAAACTACGGTGGTGGTACAGCTGGTAAAAACTTATTTTCTAATTATACTGATTTAAGTTGGGACAGAAAATTTTGGACAGAACAAGGTAATATAAATTTTGATGAAAGCTTAAATCCTATATTGTCTGTGCAGATGGAAGATGGTAAGGTTGTTAGTAAAAGAATAGAAGATATAACTGAAAACTGGGTTGTAAAAGGTGATGGTGAAAATCAATATATGAAAATGCAGCAAGATGCTGTAAAACAAAGAAACAATATGGGTGAACCTATAGACTTTGACGTTGACTTTGCTGTAGGTAACTTATTAATAGATCAAGACAATTGGAAGTCTTTTGTTTCTGATAAAATAGGTGGTAGATATTTTTTACAAGATTATATAGTAGAAAACGAACAAGCTATAACTAATGGAGATATACCGCCAGAAAAATTAACAGTAGATTCTTTTCATCCAGACTATGACAATAGATTGCATGAATACTTTGCAGGTAGAATTAAAAGATCATTTGATCCTAATTACATAAGCGAACAAGAAAAAGCAAGTCAACCAGAGCAAACTAAAAAAACATTTCAAGCTCCTTCAGTAAAATTAAATACAAAAAATAATAAATAGTATGTCTGAAATACTTTCTACAGAAATAGAAGAAATAGAAAAAGTACTTGAAAGGTATAGGGCCACTGGTAAATACACTGAAGAACAGCTTGAGCGTATTAGGAAAAGTTTGCTTGATGCAAAAAGTAAAAAAACCACTTCACAATCAGTACCAGGTATAGAACCTATTTCTGGTCCTACAACACAAACTGATATTGACATGTCTAATGTCCGTAAAGTTATTGAAGAAAGCGGTGAAGATATTAGCGTTGACACTGATAGTAAGATTTATGAAGACTCAAATTATGTAGGTGAAAGCCCTGGTGGTGATGTTAGTTTTACATTAGGTACTGTTGAAGAAGACAAAGACTATTTATACGAAACAATAACAAGAGAGCAACGGCTAGAAAGAGAAAGAAAAGAACAAGAAAAAGAGGAAGAAGAAGCGATAAAAAATTTAAGAAATAGAATTAATCAAATACAGTCTGATCCTCTAGTTAATTCATACTATTCTGGTATTGACTATAATAACCCTGACAATTGGAATTTACTAACAGATAATCCAGAAATGGTATATAATACTAAAATTCTACCTGCACAGCAGCAGGGTATTTTAGAGTATAATATGAAAGTTGATGCAGCTAGAAAATCTAAAAGTGTTTTTAGTGATGATTTTAATGATGGGCAAGGTAACTATTCTTATAACATGAATGGTATAAGTGTTACGCATAGCGAAGAGCTTAATGGTGCTGTAGACTTTAACACATTTAGAAATATATCTGTTGCTCAAGTTAATAATGTTGAAAAATATATAGCAAACCAATTAAACGCTTTTCATAACGAGTATAAAAAAATGAGAACTAATGATGTCAACGAAAATGGTGTTGACGCTGCTGGTTTTTATTATGAGTTTGATTGGACAGTGCTAGACGGTGATGATGTGCTTAAAATACATAAGTACGACTATAGCGGTAATAAAGAAGAAACTCTTAAAATAGATTTACCAACTGTAGAAAGTGAAGATTTTGAAGGCATGTGGACTAAAGCATATACAGACTATGTAAATTTTCTTACACAAAACAAAGCAGACGCTAAAAAAATTGCTTTAGACCAAGTTGTATTTAACTGGAATGACTGGGTTTTAGATATGAAAGGCTCAGAAAACTTAGAGGATTATCTTACTAAAATACAACCTAACACTAGCGAGATCGTTACAGGTAGTAAATATTCAGATGGTCAAAGAACTATAAAAATAGGTAACGAAAGAGGTGGTATAAAAAAAGTTAGCTATCAAAGAGGTATAGGTGTTTATAAAAGTGAATTCGATTATTGGACTAGTGGTACTAAAAGAGCACAGCTTGTTTCAAGTGACGTAAATACTAAAGATTTTAATTTTAATTATGATACTTTTATATGGCCTCCTGGCTCAGGAAAATTAAATTATTATGAAAAATATACAGATTTTATACCGCCTGAATATGACAAAGAAGGTAGATTAGTAAACGCTAATAGTATAGGTACGTTTGAAGCTTATGAGTTTATGTATGATGACTATACTAGAGGTAAAAAAGTACTTGAAGATGTTTACTATAAAGCAACAGGTGACGAGTATGATTATGCAAAAGGTACCGGTGGTGATGTAATAGGTGAAGGGACTTTAGCTAAAGGTGATGAAATAACTAATGCTGATAATCAAGATAAGTTAAAAGAGTTAGATAAAGAGTTAGATAAAGAGGTTTATTCTGAGACTGAGTATAACCAACCAATGACTTTTGTAGATATAAATCAACAAATTTTAGAAAATAATACTAGAATAATTGATAGTAAAGCATTTGGTGAAGAGTGGTTAAATAAACAATTAGAGTTTGATAGAAATTTCAACAGTGAGCTAGAAGAAAAATTACAACCTCACAAAGAAGATATAGAAAATATTTTAAACAGTGAGTTTAGTGAAGAGCTAAATAGTATAGAACAGAAAGTAAATGGTTTAAAACAGCAATTTGAAGCTGAAGACGAAGAGATATTACAAAGTTTAGCTGAAGAAATAGAAAATCAATTAGTCACTGCTTATGAAAGAGGAGACATTGATTTTGATTCAAATGAAGAGTTTGAAACTGAATTTAATAAAAGGTTACAAGAAGCTTATAACGCACATTACAAAGCTGTACTTAAAGACCGTGAAAAGCTTAGATCAGATTTAGTAGATCCTTTTAATAAAAAATACAATGATAGGTATAATGAGCTCGCTGAGCAATATGTTGGTGAGTTTATAAATAAAAAAACAAAAGAGTTAGAAACTATTTACTATGACTTTCAGTCTAAATTTATAGAAGATTCTTACAAAAACAAAACAAACGGGGCTGAACAATTAATATCAGACGATCAATATACTGAAATATTTAAAAGATTACATGATCAAAACATACATGGTTATGGTTATAAAGTAAAACAAAAAGCTATTGACGTAGAGTGGGCGAGGCTTTCTCACAGTCTTAAGGCTTCTGGTATATCAGATTTAGATGCTTACAGAGATGAGTTTTACTTTAAAGCATATCAAAAAACTTCTTTAGATAAAGAAAATAGACCAACAGCTGCTGCAATGAAGTATCAAGCAGAACAATTAGTTAATGAACTATCAAAGTTAGATGACTTATCAGATGAAGAAAAAGAATCATTAAGATATGCAAAAGAAATACTAGAGTCACCAGAGTTTATGTCTTCAACAGCTGTTGGAAGATATTTTGATGGTATGTTTAGTAAAGATTTTGCAGACTTAGTACCTATATATGCTGGTATTAGAAATGGTAATATACAAAACCATATTAGAAAACTTTTAGAAAAACCAGCAGATGAACTAACTGATCAAGAAAAAGAAACTTTAATGCTTTGGCACGAGTCTGCTAAGCTTGAATCTAAAATAAGTGAAATATCTAACGCTTATAACGCTGGTGCTGGTACTGTAGATAGTTTTAGATTTATGATAGAAATGATTGCAGGTAGAGGTATTGGTAAGTTTGTTAATAGATTTACTTCAGTAGCTACAAAAAGTGGCTCTTTGCTTAGTAGATCGCAAGATGTTTTAGATAGATTTGCTAAAATAAAAAATATTACACCGGGTGCTTTAAAAATTCAAAAAGGCGCAGCTGAAACTTATGAGTTTTTACTTAAATCAGCAACGCTAACAACTATAGGTGGTAGTTCTATGGTATACGAACAAACTATAGAGCGTATGACACCTGAGATGGCTTGGAGTTTATCTAGCGATGGTGAAAATATTTCGTTAGAAATAGACAAATTAGGTTTTTATGTTGGAGACGATGCTGATGGTAATCCAATATATGAACAAGATAAAGGTTGGGACGAAGCTTTTGTTAAGGCATTTGGTAGTACTTGGGTAGAATATGCTACAGAAAGATTTGGTATGTATATACCAGGTGGAGTAAATACGATAAGCAAAAGTCTTATAGGTAATCCTATGTGGTTAAAACGTATGACGCTAGGTAGATATGCTAGAAAATTAGGTTTAAATCCTGCGTCTGCTAATTTTTTAGCTAGAGTTCAAAGAGCTGGTGGTTGGAACGGTATACTACCTGAAATAGCAGAAGAATTTATGGCTCAACCATTACAAAATCTTATTGATGGTAGAGGTTTTACTGATGGTATAGACTCTGATTTTACACAACAAGTTGTTATACAAACAGCGGCTATGCAAATAATGTTTGGTGCTGGTAATAAAGCTTACAAACTTTATAATGGTGTAAAAGATCCTGTTTATGTAGTTGGTTTAGATAGTTATTCTAATGGAGCAGATGCTTTAGAAGCTGTTAAAATAGCAAAAAAAGAAGGTAAGCTAAAAGATCTTAAAATAGAAATAAGTAATGACTTTATTACTTTTGATGCTATATTTAACGAGTTAGAAGGTACTGGTTTTGAAAACAACCTTGATTCTAAAAACTTAATAGATGTTATTGAGGATATGAGAAGCGCTATAGAGGTAGAAGCTGTTAATAGATTATCAAAAGATAATGTTAAAAAAGTTGAAGACTTAACTGAGAAAATAGAAGATTTAGATCAGCAGATAGAAGAAAAAATGAAAAACGGTGATAAGAATAACAAGCAAGACAAGCAAGATGTTATTAATCTCCAAGCTGAAAGAAATAAACTTCAGAATCAAAAAAACAAAATACTAGATCCTGTTATAAAAAGTATTAATAAAGAAAAAACTAAACAAGGTTACAAAGACAAGTTAGATGCTATTAAAAAGTTTTCTGAAGACGTTGACACAGGGACAGATATTATAGAAGCAGAAACATCTGGAGAAGCAGCAGAGATTTACGAAATAGATGCTCTTAACAGATTACTGTCTGATTATAACGTTCAAGTTATAAGAGATGCTACAACAGGTAGAAGAGTTTATATAGATAAAAAAACAAACACTACTTTATCTTTAAAAGATTTAAACAATTTTGATTTTGGTGAAATGTCATTTGACCAAATAAATCAAATGGTACAGGAAAACAAAAGTGATTTTGATATAACACATGGTTTTACTACACCTACTGTAGATGGTAGACAATCTATTATTATAAACAAAGAAACTAGTTTAGATGTTGGAGCTGAAAATGTAGCGGCACACGAATTTTTACACAGGTTTTTAAATAAAACTTTTAATAATAATCCAAACCTTAAATTAGCTGTTGGTAGAGCATTACAGCAACAGTTAATGAACATGAACCCTAAAGGTATAAAAAACTCTGATTTTCAAAGAAGATTAATTAGTTATCAAGCACAACAAGGTGATGTTGTTGCCGCTGAAGAAACGTTAAATCTTTTTTCAGACGCTTTAATAAAAGGTGAAATAATTTACAATGAAACAAACGCCACTAAAATTGGTGATATGCTTAGAAGAGCTTTTTCTAGAGGCGGTAAAAGAGTTACATTTAAAACTGGTAGAGATGTAATGAATTTTATTAGAGATTATAATAAAGCTATTGAAACTAAAAGATTAAGTAAAGGTTTAAAGCGTACTATGCTTAAAGGTGCTAGAATAGGTGGTCAAATAAAATACGGTAGTCAACAATATGCAAAAGCACTTCAAAGACTTGGTATAGAAATTAGTGAAGATCAACTACCACAGTTATCTAAAGAAGCTTCTGATAAAGTACAAGCTATATACAACGAAAAAGGTGTAGATGGTATTTTTGAAATTATAGAAGAGTTTAAACCTATAGTTGGTAGAATAGTTGAAAAACGTAGAAACGCACCTAATTTTGATAGAGAGCTTTTAACTAGTGAAATAGAAATAGGTAAAGGTGGTATAATAGATTTAGTTAGAACATACAAACCAGATTCAGGTGTACCTTTAGCTGCTTACATAAATCAAAACTTACCTCTAAGAGCTATAGAGGCTTCTAGACGTGTTCTAGGTGAAGAGTTTACACAAGATGTTACAGAAGCTACCGGTATTGCTGCTGAAGAGGTTACCACGCCAACAAAAAAACCTAAAAAGAAAATTATATTATCAGAAAGGCTAGGTGTTAAGAACAAAGTTAACGATGCTATTAAAAAACAGTTTCCAAATTTAGATATTAAAAACTTAACATTTAAAAAGTTAAAAAACTTAGTACCTGATATAACTGGTGAGCTATTTGGTATATTACCTAAAAAGCTTATAACAAACGCTAATATAACTAAAAGTGAGCTACAAGCTGCTCAAATGTTTATAAATAAAAATGCAGATATATTAATATCAATGTTGCCAGAAGGTAGCACTACGGGCGGTACTTCTACAGGTGTACCTAAAACTATATTAGATGCTTTTTATACTAAAACCGATAGAGCTAAAATGGCTAAAACAGGTACAAAAGCAGGTTTAGCTATTCAAGTAAAAAACAAAATAAATAGAAAAGATTTTTTAGAAGTCTTTGGTATTATAAACGGAAAGCCAGATCGTACAGATAGAAATACATCTGCTAGAGTTTTATCATTAGCAAACTTAACTGGTAAGATGATGTCTAACCAAGCTGTTAGAAAACAGATAGAAAACGCATCACCTGATTATCAACAAACTATTAATAATATTAAAGATGGTACACCTGAAGTAATGTTTAGTAAAGAAGCTTCTAATGAAATAACTCGTACTAAGGTAAAAAAATACGCTGAGAAATATGGTTTTGATTACACAGGCATTGATGGTAATACAGATGCTCTTTATGCGTATATTGATGATGCTATTACTATAAGTAGTAATAATCCTGGTGTATTACGGGCTGCAGATTTATATACGTGGATTAGTGGTACTAAAAACGTAGAGTTTGAACAGTACATGAGAGCAGTATCACGACAAGATGGTTTTAAAGATATTTTTGTTATGCAGGGCTCTAGAGTAAAAAACAAAGATGTTGGTATTAAAAGGTACCCGCGTATGGATGCGGAGTTTTATGAAGGTAAAAAATCTTTAGATGAAATAAACGAAACTGGTAGATATAATTTTTTAGCTTTTTGGAACTTAATAAATGACGCTCATATTGCTAATCAAAAATTACCAGCTAAAAAAAGAAGTAAAACTTTACTTACTTCAGCTTATCATCTTGCTTTGTCTTCTATAAACGATACTTCACACCCATCAAGAACAGGTGCTCCTATTAAGTGGATAGATAAAAAAGCTATAGGTTTACCAAAAGGAAAAATAAAATTTGAACATGCTGTAGCTAATATAGATGTTATAGAAACTTTAATGGAGGCTATTGCTGAAGGTAATTTTAAGCAAACACTTGATAATATATTAAGAGATGATGTTTATGTACAAAGCGTTATACTTAAAACAGATGCAACAGCTTTAGATGCAGTTAAAAAAATAAATACATTAAAAGATTTTGATTTAGCTAAAGATACTTTTGTTAAAAGAATGTTTAATAAAGCAACTGCTAGTAATCTAGATTACAAGTTAAACACTGAAGATTTAGTTTTAGTAAAAGATAATAGTGTTAGTGTAGCTAGCAAATATAACATAAACAAAGTAGGTGAGTATCGTTTTAGTAAATATAATATTGAAGATATTAATAAAATAGATGAAGCTGTTTTGTTTTCAAGATCTGCGTTTGATAAATTTCAAGCTCAAAAACAAAGAGGTAAAGAATTTGTTAAATCAATAAAACCACAGTTAAAAAAACCTAGAGGTATTACGGTTTTAGACTTTGATGACACTTTAGCTACTACTAAATCAGAGGTAATAGTTATAGCTCCTGATCGTACAATTACTAAAATAAATGCTGAAGAGTTTGCTAAAAACGGCTCAGCTTTATTAGACCAAGGCTTTACGTTTGATTTTTCAGAGTTTAGTAAAGTTGTTGGTGCTAAAAAAGCACCGTTGTTTGAAAAAGCACTAAAACTACAAAAAAAGTTTGGGCCTGAAAATATGTTTGTATTAACAGCTAGACCTGCTGACTCTGCTAAGCCTATATTTAGATTTTTAAGAGCTAATGGTTTAAATATACCTTTAAAAAATATTACTGGTTTGGGTAATAGTACTAGTGAAGCAAAAGCACTTTGGATAGCTGGTAAAGTTACTGAAGGTTATAACGATTTTTATTTTGCAGATGATGCTTTACAAAACGTACAAGCGGTTAAAAATATGTTAGATCAATTTGATGTTAAGTCAAAAGTTCAACAAGCTAAAGTAAAGTTTAGTAAAGATATAAATAAAGATTTTAATAGAATAATACAACAGACAACAGGTGTTGAGGCTTTTAAAAATTTTTCTGAAGCTCAAGCTAGACTAAGAGGTAATAAAACTAAATATCAGTCTATTATACCACCATCAGCTCAAGATTTTGTTGGTTTGTTATATAACTTTTTAGCTAAAGGTAAATTAGGTGAGCAACAGTTTGAATTTTTTAAGAAAACTTTAATTGATCCTTTTGCTAGAGGTATAAGAGAGTTAAATACTTCTAGACAAAAATCAGCAGAGGATCTTGAAAATTTATTTAAAGAATTTAAAAATGTTAAAAACAAACTAAATAAAAAAATAGGTAATAGTAACTTTACGTTTGATCAGGCTATAAGAGTTTATTTATGGAATAAGTTTGGTTTTGAAATACCTGGTTTATCAAAAAAAGATTTAAATCTTTTATCTAGCACTGTTAATAACGATGCAGAACTAAAAGCTTTTGCAGAAACTTTAGCTTTAGTATCAAAAAGAAAAGAAGGTTATGGTGCGCCTAGTGAATATTGGTTAGCTGAAAATATAAAATCTGATTTATTAAGTGATGGTGCAATTGGTGATTTAAGATCTAAGTTTTTAGAAGAGTGGCAACAAAATGCAGATATAATATTTAGTCCACAAAATTTAAATAAGATACAAGCAATATACGGTAGTAAATTTAGAGAAGCTTTAGAAGATATGTTATATCGTATGAAGACTGGTAGAAGTAGACCTACAGGTAGTAGTAGACTAGTTAGTAACTTTATGAACTGGACAAACAACTCTGTTGGTGCTATCATGTTCTTTAATATGAGATCTGCTTTGTTACAAACTATATCAGCTGTTAACTATATAAATTGGAGTGATAATAATATTTTAAAAGCAGGTCAAGCTTTTGCTAACCAACCACAGTACTGGAAAGACTTTACGTTTTTATTTAACTCTGACTTCTTAAAACAAAGAAGAGCTGGTAATCAAAGAGGTATTAATGAAGCTGAGCTTTCTGATGCTGTAGCTGGCGCTGATAATAAAGCTAAAGCTGCTATAGCTTGGTTGCTTAAAAAAGGTTTTTTACCTACACAAATAGCAGATAGTTTTGCTATTGCTAGTGGTGGTGCTACGTTTTATAGAAATAGAATAAAATCTTTAATGAAACAAGGCATGACACAGCGAGAAGCAGAAGCTCAAGCGTTTTTAGATTTTCAAGAGTTAACAGAAGTAGCACAGCAGTCTGCAAGACCTGATTTAATATCACAACAACAAGCGTCACCACTTGGTAGATTAATATTAGCTTTTCAAAACACACCTATGCAGTATGCTAGAATAATGAATAAAGCTGCTAGAGACTTATACAATGGTAGAGGTGATGCAAAAACGCATATATCTAAAATAATATATTATGGCGCCATACAAGGTATAATATTTGGAGCTTTACAATCAGCTATATTTGCTTCATTAGGCGATGACGAAGAAGATAGACAAAGATTTAAAACTAAAAGAAGTAGAATATTAAATCAAATGGTAGATACTGTTTTGTCTGGTATTGGTTACGGTGGTAAAGCAATAAGCACTGTTAAAAACACTGTCATGGAGTTTCAAAAACAAAAAGACAAAGGTTTTAGAGCTGATCATGCATATACACTTTTAACATTATTAAGTTTTTCTCCACCAATAGGTTCTAAGCTTAGAAAAATATATCAGTCTATACAAACTGATAAGTGGAACGAAGACATTTACATGAAGAGAGGTTTAACATTAGATAATCCTCTTTGGTCTGCTATTGGAAATGTAATAGAAGGTGTAACAAATATACCTCTTGGTAGGTTAGCAAATAAACTATTAAACATTGATAACGCACTTGATTCTAATAACGAATTTTATCAAAGAATAGCTTTAGTTTTAGGTTGGAATACTTGGGACTTAGGTATAAGAGATAAAGATATTGAAGGTCTAAAAAAACAAGTAAGACAAGAAAACAAAGAAGCTGTAAAAATACAAAAAGAAAAGGAAAAAGCTGAAGAACAAAAACAAAAATTAAGAAAAGAATATCCTGGTAAAACAGATAAAGAGATAGAGAAAATCATTTTAATAGAAGAAAAAACTAAACAAGTATTTGATTTAAACAAAAGAGAACAAGTTAAAATTATACAAGATTTAGAATTAAACCCTAAATATTATCCAAAAGAAAAAGACAGAGTTGATATAATAATGGATTATTATAATAAAGATCCTAAAAAAATGGACTCAACGTTGACAGCTATAGAAAATTATGTTCCTTCTGAAAAAGAACAAAGGTCTATAGATTTATTTAAAATGAATAAAAAAGATCAAGTAAACAAGTTAATTAGCTTAGGTTTAACTACTAAACAAATAAAAGCTCTTAAATATGAAGAAGATAGAGTTAAAAAAATTATAGAGCTTGAAAATAAAAAAAGGTAAAGAATTAAAAAAATACGTAACTATATAACAATGGTGAAAAGACTAATAACAATATTAATAACAATACTTTTAGTAGCTTGTTCTGTTCCAAAAACCTGTTGTGGACAAAGCATTGGTAATGAAGAACTTAAGAAGCTTTTAAAATTTTCTACATTTTATGCTGCTGTAAATGGCGGTACATCATTGTCTGATGTTGACGTATTTTCTGTTGACAACGGCTTGTCTACACAAACTATTTCAACTCCTTATGATTATAACTTAACTATAGGTTTACGTAAGATAGCTAGATTTGGTTATGAAAATAAAGCACAGACTTTTTATGATGGTACGGAATCTAATTACAGTGATGCAGCTACTGTAGGTAAAGTTAAAGGAGTTGAATATTTATTTGAAGTAGATTACAAAAGACAAGAAGGTAAAAATTACATGGACCAACATCACTTTATTAGATTTAGCTCTGATGAAGGTTGTCCTGATGAATTATGTGTAAACTTTTTTGCTTTAAAACTAGAATATCTTGAAGATGGTTTTGCTGATGTAAAATATTTTGAGATGTCAGAAAGATATAGACATAGAGATGGTAGACATTTATCTTGGAACGTAGGTTTAGTACATCGTCTTGCAGAACCATATGGTTACAATGCTTTAGATGAGTGGATGTTAAGTAATGGTAACATACATTATACTTATTTAGCTTTACAAGAAGGTTATAACGTAGATGTAGCTAATTCAATATACACAGATCCAAGTGGTAGTGTGGTAGCTACTAGCGCTGAAGTTTGGGAAGCAGTAGTAATACCACAAGTGTTATCTGACTATACGCAAAAGAAAAGAAACGAACTAAAGAAAACAATACAACACTCTTTAGTTGTAGGTTTTGATTATTATAAATATAACAAAAATACATGGTTACACGCTTGGGCTAGTTTAATGCCATATCATTACGATGATGGTAGCGAGTTTAGTTATCATAATTACGTTGATGGTCAATGGTATGATTACTGTGGTGGCTTGATATATGGTATAAAGGTTAATAAACAGCTTGGTTATTTTGTAGAAGGAAAATATAATAAGTATTGGAATCGTGAGTGGTACGATTTTAAATTAGGATTAAATTACACAATTTTTTAAAATGGCAAAAGAATTAAATGAAGATACAAGTTTTAAAGTAAGTGTAAAAACACTTATAGGTATAGGCTTTGCAATCGCTACGGTAGTAGGTATGTGGTTTGCTTTACAAGCAGATATTGCAGAAGCAAAAGAACTTCCAGCCCCACCAGATCCAGAAGTTACACGTATGGAGTTTGATATGAAAGATCAAATGATACGTAATACCATTATGGGCACACAAGAAGATGTAAAAGAGATAAAAGAAGATATAAAGCGTATAGAAGAAAAAATTGATAAATTAAAATAAATGGAAAATAAACAAACAGTTTGGCGGCATTACGTTGTATATGTATTATTAATGCTGTTAATGTTTATTGCTGGCACTGCTTTTGGCCAAATAAAAGTAATACAATTTAACGCGGGTTGGAATAAAGCTAATGATGTGCCTTGGGTTATGAGTTTAAAAGACTGTAAAACCATAAGTTACACAGATGTTGGTAAAGATGTTAAAGCACAAAAAAAATATAAAATAGCATCTGTACCTACAATAATAATATTTAAAGATGGTGAAGAGGTTGCTAGATTTCAAGCCGATCTTAGTTTTACACTAGTAGCAACTAGAGAAGAAGTGCAAGAAGAAATAGATAATATAATAATGAGCGATTTTTAATATGGCATACATACAAAGAAATAATCCTTTTCCTGTAACAAGTTGCGGTAGACGTAGATCGTTTATGAATAACAATGTACGTAGACAAATTAATTCACCTGGTAAAGATCGTACAGAAGAAAGTCCTTTTCCAGATGCTGATCCACCTAAAACTATAGGTAAAGGTAAAAACTTTAATAAAGTAGCTAAAGATAAAAGTACTGAAGGTGGTGCCGCAGGTGGTGGTATGACTGAAAAAGGTGTTAAAGCATACAAAAGAAATAACCCTGGTAGTAAGCTACAAACAGCTGTTACAGAAAAAAATCCTTCAAAGAAAAATGCTGCTAGACGTAAATCGTTTTGTGCTAGATCAAGAAGTTGGAAAAGTGAAAGAGGCTTAGCAGCAAGAAGAAGATGGAGATGTTAAAAGATTTTAATATACAAAAGTATTTAGATAAAAAACCACCTAGTGATAATTCTACTACTACTAAAGGTGAGATTATAGAATTAACTAAAATACCTATTAGAGAAA